GTACTAAAAATACTTGAGATTGTAGCAAAGGAGCTAAAATTGAAAATAAAATTGGAGGAAGAATGACACCGGAAACTCATAAAAAGATCAGAGAACTAATGAGGAAGCATGGAGTATGGGAATATGCCGTAAATACAAAGATATACGATACTCAGGAATTCATTGAAGAAATCGAGGGAAAAATGCAGAGGCCAATACTTCCCGAATTGAAGGAACTTCTTATTAAGAACGTAAAAAGAATGCAGTATTATTTAGATGACAGGATTTTAGAACCAATAGAGGAATAAAAAAAATACCAAACGATCTGCCCTGAATCAAACGATAACTTTTGTACCTTCCTTAACTCAACTCATTCAAAATTAAAATATGGCAAAAAAATAGGTGGAATAGGGGGGGGGAGAGTAATAATTTCACCTTCGATGAAAGAATCAGAAATTACCCCGGATATAAAGCTCACCAAGAAGCAGGAAATGTTCTGCAGGCATTATGTTTCAAACGGACATAACGGTACACAGGCTGCAATTTCAGCAGGATATTCAAAAAAAACAGCCAGGCAGATCGCAACAAAAATGTTGTCAAAGGTTTACATCCAGGAATTTATAAAAACCTTAGAAGAACCGGTAATTGAGAAACTCGGACTGGATGAGAATTGGGTATTAACGAAGCTAAAGAACTTTTCAGAAGCAGATATAACAGACTTTTTTGAAATAATAAGGGGAAAAGTAACCTTAAAAGACTTCTCCAAGATTCCCAAAGAAAAAATTGCCGCAATAGAATCAATCAAACAAACCAGGAACGGTATAGAAATTAAGCTTGTGGATAAAAAAAGCAGCGTAATTGACATTGGAAGGAATAAAGGAATGTTCAAGGACGTTCTGGAGCACTCAGGGGACATAAATATTATAGTCAATGGTTTAGATAAGGTATAGGAAATCAAAATAACACAAAAAAATGAAATGTATTTGCGGGAAAATAAAACATGTTTGTCAACTCAGTACAATTATAGTGCTTTTATTTATGGATTTAGTATTTAACTTTCAGCCTGTCCAGGCACGTCTTTATAAAATATATGAATATGGGACAGCCACAAAAATCGGATTTGGCGGAAGCCGCGGCGGTACAAAATCCCACACATCAGATATTTTAATGCTACTCAGGCGGTTTAATTATGAAAAAACAAATGGCTTATTTGTGATGAAGGTCTATCAGGATATGATGGATATTCATATCAGGCCGCTTTTTGAGATGTATCCTGTTCTTGAAAACTATTTTAACAAGCAGGATATGATCCTGAAGCTGCCAAAAGGAAGTTATATCAGGTTTCTATCAGGTGATAATCTAAGTACGTTCCGGCAGAGGAAGGGCAGGGGGTTCGCAGATGTTATGATTGATCAGTCAGAACTGTTCACTCAGGATGAGATAGAGTTTTTATTTACAATAAACCGTTCTACCAATCCGGATATTACCCCGAAAACGCTGCTTTGTTTTAATCCCGGCAATATAGGGCATACATATCACAAGAGAGTTTTTTTTGACAAGATTTATGAGAAGAACGAAATACCAGAAGAATTTGATTTTCTTCAAACATTTGGCTGGGACAATGCATACTGGAGCCTGAAGCAGCTAAATCGGGACGGACTAACCATAAAGGATTATCATTCATGGGATGATAAAACAAGGTTTGAATATTTTATAAAGACAGACTACGGAAAAGTTCTTGATCAACTCCCTGACAACCTGAGGCAGGCAGAGCTAATGGGAGATATGAACATATTTGAAGGTATGTTCTTCTCTGACTTCCGTTACAATCACCACATAATTAAAGATTATGAAATAAGACACGAAAGAAGAACGATAGCAGGTCTTGATTACGGAAATACGACTGTATTAGAAGTGTTGCAGGCGCACATTGATGGAGATATAATTGCCTGCGGTGAGTGCTACCTGCCTGACATAACCAATCCCGGAGAAAGAGCTAATGCAATTGCAGATTATCTTATCGAAAAAGAATTATTCCAACTGGATATAATTTATGATACGGATATGGAAATATCACAGCTTAGTAATATTGGTGTGGATAAAACGCCAATAGAGATTTTCCGGCAGGTATTTAAAGAACGGATGGGAGATAATGCCCCAAAAATGAGATGTGTGAGTAAAAAAAGCCTGGATAGAAACAAGCCTTACCGAACAGTTGTAAATGAAGCAGTTAAAGAATACCTGCATATCAACAAAGAGACTAAGCGGAGTAAATTATATTTCAGCAGCCAGTGTAAACATCTGATCAAATGTATCACAGAATTAATTTACGATACCGCAGATCCTTCAGGAATGGATTTTGACAGGAGCCAAGTGCCGAAAAAAGATCATGCCTACGATGGATTCAAATATGCCTTTATGGGATTGTATGTACCCAAACAAAAACCGAAAGATACTCGCCCGAAATGGATACAGCAGCTTGAAAAAGAAGCGCAGGCAAAAATCAACGATGATTTTATGACTGCATAAAAGGAGTTTAAGGAATGAATAATCAAAACAGAACTTTTAATTTTAGAGATGATAGTACGATCTTCGATGCAATGAGATTGTATCATAATCTATCAAGTGAATTTAATCCCTTCTTTGATGAATTAACGGAACTATTTGATTTCACAACACCCAGAAGGCAATGGAAGGATGAGCACAGAGCAGCAATGAAGGGCAGGCCTGTATTCAGCTATAATGTGATCAGAACAATTCTGAATGTAATATTTGGAGCAGAGGAAGCAAATACTGAAATAGGTAAGCCAAAGCCAAGAACAGGCGGAGATGCGCAATTAACAAATGTTGTATGGCAGGTTCTTAGTTATTACCTGTATCATGGTGGATTTACAAGGGCACAAAAAAAGGTATTTGAGAATAAGACAATTGCCCGGTTAGGAATTTATCATCTTGGGTGGCGGTATAGTGGGAGTAATGATGATAAAGGAAGCCTGTTTTGCGAGGCAAACGACCCGAGGGAATTCATGTGGGAAGCAAATTACAACGATCCATTGTGGGAAGATGCAAGTTTCGTGATGCGGAAACATGAAATGAGCCTGGAAGAAATGATTGAGACATTTGCTCTGAATGATGACGAGATGAGAAGCGCCATGATAGCCGAGGCTAAAACCTTCATGATGGCAGACCCGGAAAGAGGTAAATGGATAAGCCGGAAACTAAAAGCGCTATTCAGTGCAGTATTTGAAACAGCCACAGGACTTGGCAGTAAGAATGACAGCACATTTAATAATTACCTGCAGTGGTGGAATCCACGCACAAATAAATTTGATGTTTTGGAACTTCACGAAAAAAGAAGTGAGTTAAGGCTGCTTGTAGATGATCCCGGGCAAAACAAACAAATTGATATAACTGAAACCTACAGGGGAGATTACAAACAGCTTGAAGGTAAAGAAGCAAATGGATATGATTATGATCCCGAAATCATTAACGGGATAAAAGACAGGTACAGTTTGGAGGGAGATGCCAAATCTGAAGTAATGAAAAGAAGGTTTGTAACGGCTGTTTGCCCCGCATTTAATATGAAATTAAATGAGCAGCCTTACCCATTTGAAAGCAAATATTACGTATATATTCCAGAATACTGCTACGATTATCATGCAGACCCGATGATGCTGCAGAGCGTTGTTGATGATTTGAAGGATCCGCAGCAGGAATTAAATAAATCGCGGTCCTTAATCCTTGAACTAATAGGCAAGTATGCAAATAAAAAAGTAATTATTGATGAAAACGCAATAGGAGCAGGATTAGAAGATGACTGGAAGCCAGGGAACAATTCACTATTTGCAAGAGTGCGCTCTGGATATATAGGTATGTTCAAGCCACTTGAAATGCCGACAATAAGCCCAGAGTTATTAAGGCAGCCTGCAGAGGCACAGCAATTAATGGCAGCCATCTCAAATACTTTGCAAAATGAGATTTCAGGACAAAGCAAGGAGGGAGTAAAATCAGGGAAACACTTTCAGTTGCGAGAAACTTCACAAACAAAATCACTCACCAAGCTGTTCAAGAACAGGAGTTATTCATTACGTGCAGTAACAGAGATGAGTTTAGCTTTTATTCAGCATTATGTACAGGGACAGGAAGTAATCAGGATAACAACCGACATACCCGGAGCAAAAGAAGAAAAAGAGCTCATAGTGAATCAGTCTATATACTCCATGGTAAATGGTGAGATTGTTGAAAAGGTTATAAATGATCTTGATGCCTTTGAATATGACATTGAAGTAGTATCAGAGCCATATTCCCAATCAGCACAGCAGGAGAGATATGAGAAATTGGGTGATATATTCAACGCCACAATTTCAATAGGCACAGAAACAGCCATTCAGAAAGCAGAAGCCATGCTGCCGATAATCGTTAAAAATCATGGTGCAATGGTAGCAGATGAGATCTTGTCTTTACCGGCATGGCAGGAAAAAGAAGCTACTCCGGAACAGGCACAGCAGCAAGCCCAGATGCAGGAATTAATTCAG